TGGGTCGACGCCTACATCGAGGAACTGGCGAACTTCCCGACCGGCAAGCACGATGACCAGGTCGACGCCACGAGCCAAGCGCTCTTGCGATTGCAAGCGCGACGGGGATCGGTCACAACGTCCACATCCTACTTCGACGACGACGCAGATGACGATCGTGACCCGAGGGGTTGGTGATGGCGCGTTCCATTCATGACCAAATCAAAGACGAGCGCAACGCCGCATTCCCTGAGGTCAAGGATCTCATTGACATGCGCGCCTACTATCGAGGACGCCAGAAGGGCACCCATACGCCGATCCAGGCGCGCATGCTTCGCGGTGTACTCGGGCATCTCTTTTGCGACAATATCTGTCGCAAAGTCATCAACGAGGAAGCCTCTCGCCATGAGCTGATCAAATTCGTCGTGGAGTCTGAGCCCGTCAGTGCCTATCTCGAGGATTTGGTCATCAAGAATCATCTTGCGGCGCTGCAACAAGACGTGGGTATTGCCGTGTTGCGCGATGGCAATCATGCACTTGCGCTGCGGTGGTTGCCCGACAACCCCGATCGGCCGTCGCTGGGACGGGTGACGATTCACCGCGAGCGCTGGTGGGACGGCACGTGCGGCATCTTCGTGGCCTATGGTGCTGATGGCTTGCCGAGCTACGCAGTAAAAGACTGGACAGAGACGGTCGAGAACGGAGAGTTGGAGCGGCGCATTATCTGGTTCGCCGATCACTTCGAGCGGTGGGTCGCTGACGGCGATGGCTGGAAACCGTTCCCGCTGGCGAGCGATCCCGCGGACAGCAACGGCCTCGTGTCGTGGACGAAGCGTGACGGCTCGCCGCTTGGCATCCCCGTCGTGCACTTTGCCAACGGCAGCGATAACGACTCCATGTACGGGGCGTCAGAGCTCGACGGCGGAGTATTGGGACTGCAAGATGAAATCAACGATGTGCAGCGCGACATTACCGCCACGGCGCGACTGACGGGCTACCAGATGTACTGGCGCACGGGTGACGAGCCAGAACGCGATGCCGCGGGGAATCCCAAGCCGCTCCTGGTTGGACCTGGCCAGGTCTTGCAGAGCGCGAACGAAAATGCGAAATACGGTGTCCTGGCCGCCGGCGACCTGGGGCAAATCAAGGGCGCGCTGATGACGAAGATCGAGGCGGTGTGTCGGATGACCGATACGCCGTTGCACGTCATCACCGGCGACTGGCCGAGCGGGACGGCGTTGCTGCGCTCGGAGATGCCGCTGGTGGCCAAGGTCAACCGGCTCAACAAGACGGTGGGGCCATCCTGGGCGACCGTGGCGCACCGAGCGACGGAGATGGCCAATACGTTTGGTGAGGGCGCGGAACTCGACGAGACGGCGCTGATCACCGTCGAGTGGGCGCCACCGGAGCGATTGGACGCGTTGACGCTGGCCACGATCGCGGAGACGGAGGCCAAGGCACAGATTGCGATCGAGCTGTTGACGGACGAGGAATCGCTGGTCGCGATGGGCATGACGTTGGAGGAGGCGCGGGCGCGGCTGAAGCGGCGTGAGGATCGAGCGGACGCGAATCTTGCGGCGTTGACCGGCATTGCCGCGGCGCAGAGTGGTGGCGGCGCGCAGGCGACGGGTCCGAGCGGGCCCACGGGGCCGGGGGCGTGAGTGAGCAGGCTGATCTGCGTGCGTTGGTCGGGCAACTCTACGACCGATACAACGACATCCCGTACGCCGGCGGAGATGCCGACGACGCCGAGGTGGATGCGGCCTTTGGACGGCTTGAGGAGCACGCCTCCCGCATTGAGCAGATGCTTGACAGTGATGTCTATGTGGGCATGAAGCCTAGTCCGCGGCAGGCCATTCGGTGTATGGCTCGAGTGCTTTCAATGCTCTCGGAACGCGCTTTTGATTATGGGGGTGCCGATGCCTGGATACTCCTTCGGGCGCACATTGACACGTTTCAGTTCCTCATGACGCATCCAGACATCGCGAACTACGTCGTGCCAAGTGACGACGTGACGCCGTGACCCCCATCGCCGACTTCCTCGCCGTGATCCGGCGGAACAATCTCAACATGGACACCGAGCGGCGCGCGCTCGCAAGGCGGGTGAGCGACGTTGTCATTCGCAACAGCGCCGGTCGCGAGACGTTTGATCCTGTGCTCTATATGCTGGCGCTGGCGGAGGTCGACCGCGGCATGGATCGCCTCTACGGGCGATTCCGCGGTGATCTCGGCGCGCGCTTCCTGCAGTTGACGCTGGAGCGGATTCGGGCGGCGAGCGCGTTGCCGTATCGCCGCGCGGTTGAGGATATGCGGCACCGGCTGGCGGGTGTGCCAGAGGTGTGGGCAGCGGTGAAGAGAGATGCGGCGTGATGGATCCGTACCTGATCGTGGGCTTCGTGATCGGATGGTCCATCATGGTTTTCGGCATCTGCCTGGGTCGTTGGCTCGGGCACCGCGATGCGCGGCGGCGTAATGCCTGATAACCCGGTGCCAGCGCCGATCTGGCGGGCGATTCGGAGGGAGGCGGCGTGATGTTCTGGTTTTCGATGGCGTATCAACGCCTGAGCATCTGGTGGCAGTTTTGGCGATCAGGTCGAGAAATCACCAGAGCGGAGAGTCGGCGGCATGCCTGACAAGAGTTACGCGGAGGCAAGGGACGCCAAGTATCGGGAGTTGGCTCGCAAGGGCGAAGCGTGGGTCGCGTTGTACCCGGAGTTGGGCGAACTGGCGAACGATGCGTTCTTCATCACGCCGGGACTGACGAAAGAACAGCGAGACGCTGCGGGAATTGCGCTGTTCGATCGCATGGCGGAAATCGCCGGCCTCGTGAAGAAAGACACCAGTGGTTGATACCCCGGCGCCGCTGCGCGAGGCGTTGCGGGAGGCGGTTGACGAGCTCGTTGAAGCCGCCGAACACTACCAAATGCAGGTTGAACTGGGAAATGAGGAAAAAGCTGGGGCGCGAGAAGTGACAGCTGCCGCACGTGTCGCTGCCCTCATCGACCAGATCCCGGTCGACCTTGAGGCGAGCGAGGGCGAGGGGGAGTAAGGCAATGCAATTGCTCATCATCGAAACGATTAGTGCGAAAGACGATCCATTCCTGACCAGAGTTGGGCTGAGGGATGTCCGATTTTCCTGGCAGGGCGTTGAGTATCGTCGTGGCGTTATTCGCCAGGGCGAGCCAGAAGACCTCTATTCAATCGCCCGCATGGATGACGACGGCAGCGTTCGGCTAGAGATTTACGGTCGCGCCGACACAGCCTATCGAGATTTTGAGGGCGGGCTGGACGACGTGCCGCCACTTGAGCGCTTTGTGTTCCTGCTCCCAAAGCATCCGCCTGGACCGCACCAGAGCTACGCGAACGCGTGGCGCGATCCTGAGGTCATTGAGCACGAGATCGTGACCCCGAATGAGGCCGGCGAGGGCGAGGAGTGGGGCGCCGCCGAGTGAGCGCTGAAAATGCGACCGTGCGGAGTGGATTTTTTGGCATTCGGAAGGTGGTGCCACCCGTCGACATCACCTTTGCGGTCACGTGCGATAGGGATGATCCAAGCGTTGCCAGCATTACCCTTGAGTTGGGCGAGGAACGTGCGACGCTTTCGATTGGTGTGGCGGAAGAGTTGATCAAGCAACTGCGAGACGCGATCGATTTTTGCGTATGTTGTGCGTTGTCGGATGAAGAGTGCATGACCTCGGAATCGACTAATGGTCGCTAACCGCGTCTTCGTTCCCTTCGGCCAGGACGTCGACGCCGTCTTCGGCTCGGCGGCCGATTGGGTCGGAGATGGCAAGACACTGTCCGATCGGCTCTGGCTGGCGCGGAAGATGGATCGTGACGCCATTGATCGCCTCTTGCGCGAAGGGCTGATGACGGGCGCTGATCCTTTGCAGGTCGCGAGGCAGCTTGAGGATTATCTGACGCCGGTCGGACAGAAGACGACGACACGAACCCCGCGATCAGGCAAGGGCAACTACGCGGCGCGCACGCTGGCCAGGACGGAGACGAGTCATGCGTTCAATGCGGCGGCGATCGATGCCGCGAAGTTCAATCCCTTCGTCTACGGCATGCGGTGGTTGATCTCGGGACGACACCCCAAAAGCGACCAGTGCGACCAAAACGCTGCCGGCAGTAGCCGAGGGTTTCCGGCCGGCGTGTATCGCTTTGAGGACTTTCCGCAGATCCCTAGTCATCCCAACTGTTTATGTACGGCAGCGCCGGAGGCAGTTGACGATGATGAGACGGTGCTGGCGCAACTCAAGGCGGGCATGGAACAGGCGAGCGAGCCGTTGCCCGCGCTGCCGCAGGGTCGAGTCGATATTTCGGGCTACAACCGGACCGATGCGGAGGCGATGAAAACGGCGATTGACGCTTCGGGGGATCGGCACGACTTGCGATACAGCGATGCGCAAAGAACATCCCTGAAGGATTACAAGGCGAGTGCCTTCAGTGCGATCAATCGATATCTCCGCGACGGGATCACGAAGGCTGAGCACTACGCATTGCCGACGCCAACCATTGCCCAGCACGTGGAAAACATCGATGCCGCATTTGCTCGAGCGCAGCCGACAGCGGACGTGATTCGCGTCAACCGTGGCTCGTTCACGAACTTCCTCGACCTGGAAACGCAGCAGGTTGGAGATATCTATCAGGATCTTGGATATATGTCGACGTCAGCGAAGACGGGCGGCGCGGGGTTTGGGCGCGAACTGATCCTCGACATTTATGTTCCCAAGGGATCCAAGGTGCTCGCACTTGACGAATTGGGGCCGAGCGGTGAGACCACCGGTGAACTAGAGGTGTTGCTGCCGCGCGGGAGTGCGTTTGTCATTCGGAGCATTGATGCCGAGGCGCGGCACGTGGTGATGGAGTTGTTGCCTTGAGCCAAAAGTTCGTCAACGCGCCTGGGGATTTACAGCGGATCGTTCCGAGTCAATGCAGTCAATGTGTGCATCTTATTGACAAAAGGCTATGGCGCTGCCAGGCGTTTCCTGGTGGCATTCCATCGGCCATTCTCACGAATCAATTTGATCATCGCAATGAGTACCCTGGTGATCACGGAATCAGATTTGAGTCTATACACGGCGGCGGCCCGAACGATGGCAACGCGGAGCCCCCGCCGAACGGGCACGCCTGGGACAAAGCCGTCGCCCTCGTCAGAACGGCCCGCGCGCTGATGACGAGGGAGGGGGCGGCGTGAGTGATTCGACGAACACGCGCACATGCTCGTGCTGTGGGCAGCCGATCAAGCCTGGCCACCCTCGCCACTATCCTCAGCTGCACGATATGTCATGGCTGCGGGATCGCTATGAGCACGCCAGAGGTCTCGAAGAAATCGCGATCGAGATCGGCTGTAGTCAACAGGCAGTGCGCTTAGCGATGAGGCGCCTGGGCATCCCGCGTCGCCCTCGTGGCGGACAAAGACGGACGGCCCGCGTCCTGGTGACGGGATCGGAGGCGGCGTAGATGAATGATGCCCAGCACGAGGCGTTGTCAACGTACCTCCGCTCCCTCGCCGATCGCCTGCTCTTAGCTGACTGGGAGATTACCCTCAGGCGTGAGACCGCTGATGATGATTGCTTTGCGCAAGTGAAGGTGTGGAGTTGCGAGAACCAGGCGAATGTCCGCGTCAGCGACGACTTCTGGCATGGTCCGCCGGAGGATCAACGAGAGTGGCTCGTTCACGAGTTGGGACATTGCCACCTGGACCGTCCTGAGCGCGTCATGGAGCAACTGGCTGAGCAATTCAGCGACAACAGTGCAAGCGTCTTCGCCAAGGAAGCGCACCGCAAAGAGATCGAGATTTGCGTGCAACGACTGGCCAGAATCATTGCTCCGTTCATGCCGTTGCCGCCGGAGGTTACGCGGCCATGAAACTCCTGGGGCTTGGTGATCTCAGTATCTATCTGTCGTGGATTCCGCCGTATTACCGGTCGATCGGGGTGCGACGCATCCATCGCACTGGTGGGCGCAATCACTGCCTCTCGGTGCGGCCGTGGTTCGCGATCGTGGACGTGTGTCGGGGCTAAGCGTGGTCAGCCTCGCGCCATCCACCCCCGACCGCGTCGAGGCACGCGAGGATGACGGCGTGCGGTGGCTGGCGCTGTTGCTCTTGAAGGTTGCGGTGATTCTCGCGAATGGCATCCGGGCGCGGTACGGGTTGCGTCGGGGCGAGCGGTGTGCCAGATGCGGACATACGTTTTAGTTGAGCAAGACATGATATGATTCGCGTGGTGGTGGCGCCCTGGCCCAGGAAACTGGGGTTCGACAGCGCATCTGCCGGGCACAACGTGCGGGTAATGGCTTCGGCTATGGCCCCTGCCGCCACCAACATAATTCCATAGGGCAGTAAGCCAGAGGCTGCGCCCGTCTGCGCGAACGGTCAAGGACAGACGTCCGACACCCGCCGCACAGGCGGGTTTTTTTTTGTTGTCCAGCGCGACGCTGACAACCTCCCCCAGGAGACAGAGCGCGATGCTCATCAGTCATTCATGGTGGACCGGTCGAGCCTTGCCGTTCCTAGCGCCTGACGGCGATGGGGCCGGAGGCGACGGCGCACAGAGCGACTCGAACGCCGACGCTGAAGCGAAGCACGACGAAAGCAAGTCGAAGAATCCCGTCGAGCAGGGCGACGACAAAGAGGCGCTTCGTCGCATGGGCGAGCAGCGCGACGCGGCTCGCAAAGAAGCCCTGGACGCGAAGAAAGAGCGCGACGCTCTGCAACGCGAAAAAGAGCAGCGCGAGGCTGACGAGGCGAAGGCCAAGGGCGACTATGAAAAGTTGGCCGAGGATCGCCAGAAGCGCATCGACGAGCTTGAGGCCAACGAGAAGAAGCGAGATCGCGATGATCTCAAGCGCGCCGTGGCCACCAAGCACAAGCTGCCGGAGGCGCTGGCGCTGCGATTGGCCGGCGAGACCGAGGCCGAGCTTGAGGCCGATGCGAAAGAACTGGCGAAGCTGGTCAAGCCACCCGTTGCCGCCGATACGGAAGCCGGCGAACGGCACCGTAGTGGCGCCAATGGCGCGGACCGCACCAAACCCGGCGAGAACGCAGAGCTGGTCAAGGCCGGGGCGGGATACACCTTCATGCCCGTTGGCGCGGTCCCGGTTCCCGACGACGTTTAGACGCGGCGCGTAGGCCGATGGCCTTGCCGCGAGAGGAGATCGCTTTATGGCGACCATCACGCGCGTCAAGTGCCGGCCATCAATGCCCGTCGGCTACGAACGCGTCCATTCCGTCAAGGTTGTAACAGAAGCGGTCGTGGCCGGGGATCTCCTGATCCTCGGTGTCAACGGCTGGTCACTCTCTCCGGTCACCACCCCGGACGCACAACACGGCTTTGCGGCCCAGGACTACTACGCCGGGCAGACCGACTGCTCGATTCTCATCGATGGCGAGATGGACGGCTGGTCGGGCATGACGCCTGGCGCGGCGCTCTATCCCGGCGCCGCCGGCATCCTCGTCGACGTGGCCCTCACCGGCTTTACGGGACTGATCCACGCGGCTACGGCCACGGCGATCAGTTTCTCGCTGTAGGAGGCGGCCATGCCTAGAGGATTTCTCGATACCAAATTCATCGACCTGCCGGCGAATATCGACGCCAACTACCTGCGCGGTCTCGTGACGGCGCGCGGCATCAGCTTCGCGAGCCTGCTCACGCAGCTTGACGCACGGCTGCGGGCGATCAACGCGGCGGTGGATCCGCTGGTCTCGCAACTGTTTTCCTACACCACAGAGGCCTCCACCGACGACAGCATGCCGACACAGTTCTTGCTCGAAGAAGAGAACGAGTACGGCTTGCCCCGGCCGGAAATAGCCGAGCGCCAGGCGCACATGCTGCCCTTGCGGCGCTACGCCAAGTCGCTTGCCTTCACCGAGGATTTTCTTGAGCAGGCGTTGCAACAGACGATCATCAATCAGTTCGACAGTATGGCGGGCACGTTTGTCCGCGGCATCAAAATGAAGACACTAGAGCGTCTGACGAGCGTTGCCGAGGTGCGCGTCGACCGCGGCACGACGGCGACGAGCCCAGGATTCGCCGGTTCCGGCACCGGTGCCAGTATCTTCACCGGCACCTATCCGAACGGCGCCGCGCTGGCCGGCAGCTACACGCTCTACTACCGCGACACCTCAGCCAACCTGGCGGTGGCCATCAAGGCGGCGCGCGACGAGCTCAAGAAGTGGTGGCCCGGTCCGTACGACCTCATCACGTCTTCGACGCAACTGGCGCTCATTGCCGCGCTCACCGACTTTGTGCGTACGACGCCAGGACTGGTCAATCCGGCTACGGGCGTCGCCACCACGCCACTCGACCCCGTGACCTATGCCGGGGTGTATGACGGCGACATCCGCGTTCGCATCGCGCAGATGGAGTACGGCACCGAGCCGAATATCACCATCTTCAAGACCTTTGGTGCCTTCAGTCAGCAGAACCCGCTGGTCTACCGCTACGACCCCGACTTTGGTCGAGGCGTGGTGATTCGCTCGCGCGAGCTCTACCCGCTCGACCAGGCCGTGATGCGGCTGCGCTTCGGGATCGGCGTAAAGAACCGGGTTGCCGCGGCGAACATCCGCATCGGGGCGTCTGGCGGCTATGTGGCCCCAGTGATCGTGTAGCCTCATGGCCTTTAGCTTCGACCTGACGCTGCCCAGTACGCGCGATCGCATCCGGCTCATGCTCGGAGATACGGTCGCGCCAGGGTTGCGTCAGGACGAGACCATTGACCAGATGCTCATCGCCTTTGGCGAGGCGGAGGCAACGGCGCGGCTGGCCGAAGGGCTGGCCGCGCAGTACGCCCAGAGAGTGGACTCCTTCCATTCCTCTACGGGCATGTCGGTCAGTTGGCGAGACCGAGTGAGCACGTGGCTCGAGTTGGCGAAACGACTGCGCTCGCAATCGGGCGGCGGTCCGTTGGGCTCGGCATCACGAGCAGCGAGTCGGGGCGATGAGTCCGTCGCCGAGTACCTGCGACCGGCGTCGTGGGTGTGGGGCGATCCTCCGGGCGGGCCGTGGTGATGGCTATCCCGCCGCGCGACGTGCTGCCAATGACCGATGCGGCGCTCTTGTTGCTCTTGCGCGAACTGGCCGAGGAGCAGCGGCAGTGCCGCGAGTATCTCGGTCGCCTGGTCGCGCTGGCGGAGGAGCGGCAGGCGGCGGATCGGGCGCTGGCGCAGATGATCGCCGGCCCTGGTGACGCCGAACCTGAGTTGACGATGTTTGAGGACTACCAGGAGGTGCCGAATGGCGGCTACCTGGTGCTGACCGGCGGCGCCTGGATGCGTGCGACCCCTGCGCAAGCGGAGACCGTACGCGAGCTCATCCAGAGTCGGAAGCGCCGCTAATGGTGGCCTCATTCCTGACCACCGCCGACGTGGTCGACCTGACGATCGTCAATGAGAGCGGCTTTGCGACCGAACTGGCTCTCCAGAACGGCGGCGCCAGTCTCGTGCTGTCGCGCTGGAATTCGACCCTGCAGGACTATCTCGCCATCAG